ACAGCAGATCAAAAAATCAGCTTATTTAAAGGATTTAATTTTAACGGTACTTCAGAGGTTAGTGCAAAAGTTATAATTGGAAATGCAGATCAAAGAGAAATAACACAAAACAATCTAATGTGGCTTTATGGGGTAGGGACTGGAATATCAGGGTCTTTAAACGGTTCAAATGTTAATAGTAATTCTGATTACGTTGTTGTTGAGAGACCTAGAGGCTACAAGTATGGTGTCCTTAGCGTTCTCGAGCAAGGTAGGAGCAACGTATTTAGGTATGACAAATATGGTAACTTCGCTGACATGTTAGAACAATCAATTGATGCTAGGATGTTCAAGCCTGAAACATACACACTTGAAGAAGGACCTATTAAGATAAATTTTGTTTCTGATGATGGGGAGAATTATAAAGTTTTAACGCCGGCGGAGATACATGATAATACTTTTAATTCATCAAACCTAGATTTGCACGCAACTTCTTCACTACCATTTTTTGATGATGATATTGCTAGAAATAGAGTCTATAAATCAACAGATGGATCAGAATTGACAATATCAGTTGTTTCTGATACAATAACATAAAGCTAGGTAGGTATAGATGTCAAATGGTGATAGCAATACAGGAACAAATACAACAACAAATACTAGTCGCCCTACTGAGGAGATAAATAGAACAACACACTATGTTCAAAAGAATGATGGTGTTAATATCGATGCTGTAATATTCCCACACACAATGCAGATAGGATTGAGTAGTGATGAATATTTAAGTAGTCTAGCTGTAAAGGGCGACTTGGTTGTGAGCGGTGCAATAAGAGGCCACGTCAATAAGTTATCAGATGGTAATTCTTATATAGTGGCCGGTAGCAATATTACTATCACATCTGGTTCTAATGGTCAAATAACAATAGCATCAACTGGTGGTGGCGGTGATACCTTCAAAACAATATCTGTCGCAGGACAAAGTGATGTCGTCGCAGATTCAAGTACAGATACTTTGACGCTTGTTGCCGGAAGCAATATGACAATAACGACCACTGCCGGGACAGATACAATTACTTTTGCATCATCAGGAGGATCCGGGGGAGGTAGTGTAACAGGCAGTTTTAATGTTCCATCTCCTTCTGAATTAGTTACAACAGGATCTGTCTCTGTCGCAGGAGGCTTGGGCTTCAATTACACTGCAGACACAATAGGTACAGACACATACTTTTTCGTCTCCGGATCAATTGGATCAAGTAATAAAAATAAGAATACAGACAAAGGGGCATCTGTTTTTGGAGGAGATGTAATGATTAGTGGTTCTTTGAGGGCTACAAGTAATATTCTATCAGGGTCAACTCCGTCTGATGGTCAGGTGGTTGCATGGGATGCAACTAATGGTCGTCTAGTGTGGAAGACAATAGTGATTGGTTTTGCATTTGCTACGTCCCTCACGAGCTTTAATAACGCTTACAACGCTGGTGGGTTTGTTGTTTACGACAATTATGATCCTAGAACAACATCCCCGCTGGCAAGTGGGACAATAGACAACAGTTAGGAGGATAAAAAATGGCAGTCGCAGCTTCAACTTGGAAATTTATAGGTAAAACAACACTAGGCGGATCAGCAGCAATTTCTGATACTTTAGACGCAATACACGCGTTGTTTGATGCTAATGCATATGATGATGGAACAGCAAGAACTCCTGGGAGTGGTATAGCATGGGATTCGACAAAAATCACAGACTCGGGGACAAAAGGTTGTTACTTGACACCTTCGTCTGCTGCATCTTCAACAGGAGACAATATTCGAGTAATTTTTGCTGGTCATACTTCAACGATATCTAATTTTCCTTTATATAATCATAGTAATTTTCCGACTCATACTGGTGACGGATCAACGCAGCACACATGGTCAAATTCATATTTGTTTGGGGGTATGGCAAAAAATGCAGGATCATTCAGTTCTCTTTCTCCCGGTGCAGATACAACTCCATTTTCATCTGGGGGATTTACTGGATTTGTAAGGATCGCAGACGAAAATTGTCATGCCAACGGTATACTGTACGCTTACGAGTGTCTAGATGGGATATTTTTGGTTTTTCAAGATGGCAGTTCTGGCACCGGTGAGGTTCAAGTTTTTTGCGCAGGAGGATTGTTAGACCCTGGGTCGGATGATTCATTGGACTCAGAAGCTGATGAACTGTTATATTCAATGCACTCTTCAGGAAATGCGGGCATTGATGTTCTTGCCAATGCAAGCGCAACAGTTTTTCCAAGTCATTCAACAGGAAATAATATAGAAATAGCAGTTGCTTTTTCGCCTGGAGCATCTACTTACACGCTTATACCCCTTACGATTAATTCTGCTGCAGAAAATAATGGGTCAGGAGGTCAAACAGCAATGCACACTAGGTCAGGAAAATATGCTCTCGAAGCTATAACGTTTACACACTTTTACGACATAGGGGGAACTAGACACTTTATGGGTAGATGGAGAGAGATCTTCATGGGCGCAAGAGGCAATGCAGGTCAAGAAATTAATTCAGGCGGATCTGTTGTAGCATACCTTGTAGCATACAGAGGGCCAGGACAGGGATTAGGTAGATCATTTTTATTAAAAGCTTAAATAGCTTAAGAATATTTTTAAGAGAGATAATTATAGTATTATGGCAGGAATATTAGATAAGAAAAGTAGAATAATGGATGTAATTGTTACGAGGGAAGGTCGTCGACAAATTGCTGACGGTAACCTAAGAGCCACATTTGCTTCATTTACAGACAGTCAATCTTTTTATGAGCATGATGCAGTAAGTGGATCAACTGATCCAACTGATCGAATTTATTTTGAAGCTTTTAGTTCTCCGATCGATCAAATAATATTTGAAAAAGACGATAGCGGAAGATTAATAGGCGATATTCCAGTTTCAGATGGAACTATATTTGGAGATCAAATATTCAAGCATGATGGTGATAGTCAGTTTTTGTTGGTAACTGGTTCTACATTTGCTTCAGATGCTGAGGGGTTTGTCACAGCTTCAATTAATAATTTTAAAAACCAGCAGTTAATTGGATCTGAGAAGGGTAATGATTTAAATCCTTTGACTTTTGATGTGTCTGAAAATAAAATAGCTTTTACTTTGGATAATTCAAAGCCTTTTAATGGTAACCCTAACGATTTCAGTATTGATATTCAGTCAGCAAAACCTTTATTTTTTGATGATAGACTAGCACATTTACCCCAGTTTGCATTTTTACCTCCGGTAACAACTAAGGGATTACCGACAGCAAATTTTACAAATGTAAGAACGAGCAACAGGCAAACGTTAACTAACGTTGTTGATAGAATTGGTGGGAGCAGTAATTTACCCCATGACGACACAAGCACGGAGGAATTACCTCTTTACACAGAGTACGATGTCGGAGAAGCTTTTTTGGCTGCTTACAGAGCGGAACGTGATAGAATTAATTCTATAAATGCTGCATCATCCAATTTAATTGAGCGAAGGACTATTAGGTTTAAAAATACATCATTTAATAATAATATTATGTGTCAGATATTTGAAATTAATGCGCAAGGTAACGACAAGAGATTGATTAAATTAGATGTTGTAGATCAAGGAGAATTCGATTTTATCAATGATAACACATCAGATTTTCAAAATGAAACAAACAAGGGTCATGAGAAAAAACAATTTTTCTATGCAGGTAAAGTGTTCAAAGATGACTTCGGTGTACCTTGTTTTTTAAATATTTTTACAATTGTTTTTGACTAGGGTGTCTAAAAATGGCTTCAATTAATTATAGTTTTGACAAGACGAAGGATGAGTTTAGAAAAAAGTTATCGGGATTAAAACTTCCATCAAAATTTCCTGATAGCAAAATATCTTTTGAAAAAAAGATTGAGAATGATCCTACACAAAGAAGAAACGATATTGTGTCAAAGTATACTTTGGTAATTCCTTTTGAAATAGACCAAAAATACTTTTTACTAAATGAGGCAAAAATTTTATTAGGCGTTGTTAATAATCAAGCTAAGAGCGAAATAGGTCCCTTATCACCTTCTTATGGAAAAGCCAATGCAAATAAGCTTCTAAAATTAAATCCTGATCATGTAATCAACAAAAACAACAAAGACTTTTTAATAAGAACACAAAATGAAGTTCAAGAGATAAAGGCAAGAAATAGTAATAAGAAAAATGTCAATGCAATTGTAGATACCTATATGCACAGAACTTATGTTGATAATGCAAAATTAATCAAAAGCTTAGCTGAAGAAATTAACAGCAAGTTTATAAAAAAGTCAATTCAAATAGACTTGTCTGACTGTTTAGATTACAAGGTCGCTGGTCAAAGAAAACTAGCATCAAAAAATACAGATGAACAAAATTTTGGTACTAAATTACATTTTAAGATTAAAACTGTTGGAAAGGGAAAGACGGTTGATGTAGCCAAAGATGGCGCTCCAAGTTTTAAAATACCGGGCAGGTATGAAAAATTTGAAGAGGGAAATGAATCTAGCTTTACTTTTAAAAGTATTGCTAGTAATTTGTACGAACAGGGCTTGGATCCTGCTCAAGCTTTCACAGGAGAAGAAAGTCACATAGACATGAAAAGTCTTATGACGGGTAATAGTTTTTCAACAAAAGAACCAGTCACTATTTCTAAAAAATCAGGTATGAATACAGACTTAGATGTATTGCAAAATATTGTGTATTCAACTGGGTATGACGACAAGCCCGTCAATCAATTAGAAAATTATGAAAATTATGCTTTAGATACTTTTGGAGATTCGGCAGAGTCTGAAGTTAAAACAAGCGCTAATAAAGTTCAATACACAGTGATTCCGGTTAAGAAAAGCCGGCGATTTAAAAAAATAAATGTAAAATTAAACATTGATAAGCGAGACTTAGATCACAAAGGAAACATAAGACTTTCTGTAGTCCAGAAGAATTCAAAAGGTTTGATTGTTGGATCACAATATTTCTCAATAAATGTTTTATTTCATTTAGAGCGGTATTTATTAACACAATTTAATCCTGAAAAAGTAGTTGTAGTAACATCAAACGTTAAAAACACAAATAAAGCAAATTTAACAATAGAAAATTTTCATGATTTTGATATAACGTACAAGATTTTTACAAAATCAATAACCGGCCTTAAAAGCATTGACGACGACACGTTTTATGAAGCAAAGTCAGGTGTAGTTCGTAAAAATTCTTCTATAAATACACAAATTTTGAATAACGATGCTAACAATACTACATTAAGAGCTTCTTTTGGTGTAGTATTTAACAATAAAAATATAAATTTAGATAACATATACTCGTATTCGATAAAGACACAAAATACAAAAAAAGACCCTAGAAGCTTTACGTTTGCAAAGCTTATACAAAGTGATAAGAGCGGTGCAACAGAAGACTTTAAAAACAAGGGAATCCTTGTAGAGTTAATAGACGAAAATTTAGAGTTCCATTCTGTAAAGTTTTTTAGAAGAGACATAACTCATTCAAACAACTCTGTCTATGAAGAACTTTATGATAATGTCAATAATAATTCAGTAAGCTTTATTACAGCGAAAAGTTACTTTGATAATTACAATTTACTCGAAGGGCACGTATACGAGTATATTGCTTTAGTTCGAACAAAGAAGGGGTATACATACTACACTCAGCCATTTAGAGAAAAATTTGTCGCTAAAACAAACACAGTTAACGTATACTTGGAGGAAGCCTCTAATGCACTCCTTGAAGTTAGAGAGATAACTAGAGATGTTAAGACCTTATATTATGCTTTGAGAGTAAATAGGGTCTTTGATGATAACAATCCGTTTGATACATTAACAGCTCAGTTAAAAGAGACGGGAAAATTTACAGAATTTGAGGATGATCTAAAGCAAATTAATTTAGCTTCAGAAAATTTATATACAGTTGATGTTGAAAAACTTTCAGTCGTTAACAATACATTGGTGTACAAAAAAATTGGAAATTTTAAAAGTGGCAACATTATCAAAGTTTCTAGAGAATCTAGGGGAAGAACTGTTCCAACGATTTTCAAAATGACTCCTTACCAAAAGTCGCCAGCCCAGTTTATTGAAAGAATTAATCGATTAATTACAAGCATAGACACAGAAATCACCTCACAAAATCCAGATGCGATAGAACGAATAAGTGCCTTAAACAAAGCTAAAGATACTTTAGCCTTCATTGAAAAACAAAAATCAAAATTTTTCAATAGGGAGTTTTTAAAGACAGGAAGGTTACCTCCGAGTAATGAATTTGGTAGTTTATCACAAAAACTCTTTGAATTAGAGCGGTCAAATTCGACAGATGACATAAGCTATCATTCTTACGAAGGCCAGTTGGCATCATTAAATCTTGCTGTTAATTCTTCTTCTCATTACATAAGTAACGAAGGTCAGGTTCTTTTAAAAATTGATGTTGCTTACACCGGTGCATATAACGTTGATTTTTATATACTAAGTGTCGATAGGGAAGGTATTTTATTCCCAGTAAGTGCTATTCATGGACAAAATACAAATCTTACAATTTTAGACGATACTAACTTAAATTATTTTGGAAAATTAAAATATTACATTCGACCGGTTTACGAAAGTTGTGATATAGGTGAAAATGTTTATGTAAGGACTGTTGCAATGATTGACAAGAAGGGGTTATGAAATGGCTGATTTAGAAATAGGGCAACAAGCACAAGGATACAGTAACGGGACATCAGACATGGTTGTCTACGGAGAAGATGCTAAGAAAGTTGATGGAGAAAAGGCGCCACTACCAGATCAGACTTCAAGCTCAGCAGATGATCAATATGAAAAGAAAGAAGAGAAAGAAGTCGATGAAGACCCAGAGGATACTTGTGTACTCGATGCAGCCGGCGTACTTAAGCTTAAGAATGAACACCGTGCCTTGGAGGTGATTTATAGAGAACTACACGAAAAGGTAGACATAAATTCATATGCAAATGAAACTGCCTCGACTATATTTCATCGATACGCTGAACATATTCCCATAAAGCTTAACAATCTAGAAGATCAGATTGCATCTGAAAACATATGTAATCCTCCAACTTACGATATACCGAAAGAACATGTTCCGACTGAAGCTGATTTCACTGCACTGTATGATATGGTAAGCCCACCGCCTGGTGAAAAAGAAGAAACAGAACCAGAAGAAGCAGTAGTCTTAACTGACGCAGAAAAGAAAGAATTGGCTGAAAAAGAGGACGCTCTTCTTGCCGGTGAAATGGACATGTCCGCAGAAGAGAAAGATGCAGTTTACGGAGGAAACCCCGTATTTACTCCTCCACTCGATGATGAGTCAAACCCTGATAACGCAGAAGATTTATATTTAGAAGCACCAGCTTCAGATGCTACATCCGGAGATGAACTTAAAGATGATACAGCAAGTGATAATACTGCAGCACAAGATAATGGAGATCCTGCAATATTAGGTGCTGAATCTGAAGAGGAAGACCCAGAAGACGATGATTCAATCATTGCAACAGATTTAGACGATGATCCAGAATCACCTGACACTGAAGATTTTCCTGAAGAAGATGTTTTAGAGCCGCTTCCTGACGAACCTGAGCCTGAGCCTGAACCCGCGCCGCCGCCTGTTGTTGATTTACAAAGAAGTTTTGAAGCAATGACTAGTGAGGCTAATGTTGACATGACATCACCAGAAATATTATCTTCTGTTGAGTTTAAACCACTTATGGGAACTGGTTTTGAATCGCCTTTCAAAACGGGAATTATTAATAACGGAAAAGAGTTACAAGTCACACCAGCCGCCCGTCTTTTAGAAATGCAAACAGAAGTTAAACAGCAAACAGGGCTGAATGTTGCTAATTTAATGAACGAAATTAATAGAAAGAGCCTAGACTCTGCGTTTAGCAAGCTGTATTCTGCGTATGCATCGTCCGGAGGAGAAATATTCAAATCTTTCGGTAAGCCTGATTCTGTTAGCGAGGTAAAAGATAATTTAGATACGTATTTAACAGAAATATATAATCACATGTCTGAGAACGATGGTGATTGGTTTGATGATTTTATTGATGGGTCAAACACCCAGAGAAGTTACATAGCAGCAGTGCTTTATTACTTTGTCAATTTCGTATTTAGTCAAAAATTTATTGCAATGATGACAGATTCAAATATAGCTGCTAGTCAGACTATTTTTGAACAATCAGCTGGAGGTATTGGAGTTCAAAATTTTGTGGGTGAAGAAATATATAATAATAACTTATCAAGTGAGATTACCAATCGTTTTTCTGAATTAGATGCAGATGAATGTAACAGGATACTAAGCGATAAGTTCATTGTTGACCCAGGAATATCTGTTTCTGAAAATATTTGTCGAGTTTTAAAAGCAGCCTTTATAACAGGCTACGGGATGAATGTTGAGTACAGAAGCAGCACACAAACTGGATTCTCGACAATGGCTGCAAAAGCTAACGTTTCTATACCCCAGTTCCTCAAAGATGATTACGGGTTATTTAAAATAATTAACGCTAATCAAAGGACCCAGGCGTTTTTTAATGGTCATGCTTTTTCAACACAAGGGTTTAGTATTTTAGATACGTCTAAGAGGTTTTACGGTTCAGGTCAAGGGGGATTGTATGATTCTTTCAAAACGACTATCTGTGAACTAAGAGATCCGGATAATATGTCAAAACTTTTAAATATTGTTTTGGCAGATCGTTCAAACTATCAAGGGATTGTGATGGGTAGAGCTCATCCTTCCATTAAAACAGAGATTGGAGGTGAGGATGAACCTCTTAGTGTTAACAGTATAGCCATGACTTTTACTGCCTATAGTCAGATGAACGGTTCTGCTCTTGGGTCTGATAACGATGACTACTCCCCTGGAAGCTCTGGGATGGGCTTAGCTTCAGAACATGGAGGTCAAAACGGTAATCACGCTCTTTACAAAATGTCTGAATTCATTGGTCATGGTCATTATGTTTTTCATCCTTTCGAGGATGATGCTGATGCTAAGCATAAACTACAATCAGGAATTCAAAGTAATCCGCTTGCGTCTGTCTTACCTAAGAATCAATTGACTTTCGGCGTACCAGTAAATGGTATGTGTTTTGATACGAATTCAGGTTTAACTATGCCAGAGTCTAGCAATATCCCGGGTGGAGATTCTTTGGTCATTGGCGGGTCAAATGATCATGCGATTGTTAATATATTCGATATTGGATCTAATTTACCGGGTGCAGACATGTTTGGTACGACTGTGATATCTGAATATGTCGATCCAAATAATACCCTTGCCCTGAATCCTAATAATTTACCTTTTGCCTTCGCATCTGATTATGCTAATGCATATCACACTTTAGGTGTTGAGTCCTATCAGGACAGCATGAGAGCTGTTAGAGATATAACAGATAGCATCGTGTCTGCAGGTGATAAAATATTCACACAGAAGCACTACTCTGGCGCCACACTATCAGGTTTTCAGGGGCAAAGAGAATGGCTTGAAAACTTTCTTGAAGAATTGGCAGATGTTTTCATAGACTATTTAGGTGATTCCGATGAAGATTCTTCTTATCGACCACTGGCATGCAATGCTGCTGTTACAGCACTGGTGTTGAATCACGTAGGGGGTAATAATAGGACATCCGACTGGCAAGAAGATTTGTATATGCGTTACTTTCTAATGATGTGTAGTGTCGGAATGGCCGAATTGAGAAGCCTAGCAGAAGGTGGGACATCATCAAGCGCAAGCACAGATACAAGTTTCTCTGATCTCTTTGATGATAACAATACTGAACCTTTACCAGCTGATGATTCTGAAAGCATACATGCGTCTGAGTCCAGAATAGACCTGGCCGCTCGAGTTAGCAATGCAATTCTTGCTTACTGCTGGTCGGGTGTAAATATGAAAGATTACAGGGTCAATGGCGACGCAGACGCGCACAGGAATGATATATGTATCGAGGACTATCTTTACGATGAAGATGATAATTTGTTTGGTGGAGGCATGTCTCATGGTTCACTGGTTGCATACCTTTATCGACCGGGTAAAAACAGTAACCGATCAGTAATGAACCCACTGGAAAACGGTTGGTGTCGAGGTGATTTATTTGATGACGTAGAAACAGGAGATCAATTCACCGAGGTCGCGTATGATTCTCGATTGGAATTTTTAGGTGCAAACAACGTTAATACACAATCTACTCGGGACGGTTCTTCTTTGCAAAGCTATTTCAACACAGAAAATATATTACATCAACTTGGAGCTCATTTAGGCGTAGACTATTATGATTATGGTCCTATGTATATTGGTAACCCGCTTGTGAAAGTGCTTTTAAGATATTCAGATTTGTACGCGGGAGCTGGTGCTAAATCTACTCCTGCCGGAGCGTATGATGCTGAAAATTATAACCCGTATGGTAGTACGTTGGGCTCTTCTGGGACTGGTGTTTCTTACGAAACTTCCAATTCAAAACCCATGGGCCTTGGTACAAACAAGTTTGCGCTCTTATTATGTTTGTACAATATTTTAGGTTTTGCGTGTGATAGAATGGCAATTGGAACTGTTTTAGGCGCAGGTGACAGTTCTGCAAATAATGATGCAGGTGATCCAAGACCTGTTACGATCAGATGGAACACAAATGTTGCACGTGTAATAGGATTTGCTTTAAAAGGAACATCTTACACTAGCTATGGGACAAAGGACTATGACTACTTGTATGATGAAGTTCTAGAATTTAGAAATTTGTTGTTAGGGAATCAAAAAGATGTGCACAAAGAACATCTAGCGTGCATGCGCTTTATTGATACACTTTCATCACGATTTGACACGATTGCTGATGAGTTGAGTTCAGCAGGGTCAGGGCAAGCCTCTGAAGAATTATCGGAAATTTATGAGTATACATCTGAAAATCAGACCTTGTATAGTGACTTTTTCAATGAACAGCAAGAGATCTTAACACAAGCTTTGAATATAAAGCTGCTCTCTCCGAGTAGAAATAACTGGTATTTACCTTCATCAAAAGACGTTACCAGAATTCAGATAGCAAAAATGGTGAAATACTTTAGTCAACAAGGGCGTGGGTATTTATTTGATGAAAGTTCCGTCGGAGATCTACCCGGTAATAAGGCTAACAAGATGATATTGACTGTAGGTATTCCTAACGGTTTGATATCAACTTTAAACCAGTCAGCTGAATTTACAACAGGTGATACGTCAGTAGCAAAACCCCAAAAAACAGTTATAGAGTTAACTGTGATGAAAAAGAACGTTTTGAATGATGCAGAAATTTATTACATTCCCAAGAAGTTTACGTTTGATTGCAGTAAATTTATATTTGAAAATGCTAGATTAATACCCGCTGAAACAGGAACGTCAGACCCTACTGCGTTGTTGATAGGTGATATTAATGAACAATTGTTTAAGCATCAGAGACTGTATCATATTGGTCGAAGCAAAGTGTTGAATAACTTAAAAGTATCATTTTTAAATGGCTCAGCTATTGATGATTTGGCCGGCCATTTATCAGATTATGAGGCAGGAACAGAACCAGGTTTTGATTCAAATGCTTCTACTGATTTGACACAAATGACATTAACTCAAGAAGAATATGATGATCTAAGAAATGTGTTTTCAAATCACATGACTGATTATTATGCGAAAATGTATGCTAGAATTATGGTAGGAATTGATGTTGATGAGGATGTATTTCAATTTCCTCAAATTAAGCCAACCACTTTGTATAATGGTAATGACCCTTCTTTGGAAGGGATATTTGATCAATATTTTTATAAAAAAATGTTAAATTTAACAGACTTATTACCAGATGATCCAGCATTTACATATGAGTTCAATCGGCTAGTTAAAGAAGCAAGAAGATCTTTGATATTTTCTCCGGATAAATATATTGAGAGGGTTTTGAAACCTAGAGTTTTTGACAGGGTTTTTAGTATGGTAATTGACGAGGGGGACTTTATTCCAATAGAAGTAAAACCATTCGATCAGTGGTCATTTTCAGGAACAACAACTATTGATTCTCCGTCAAAAATTATTGAAATTGCAGCAACTTGTATAGATGCAATCCCTGATTACCCGCCTGTAGATGGTACAGGACACACGACAAATATGAGTAAAACTGAATTGCAAGAATTTATACTAGAACAAGCTGTGACTTCAACAGCTTCTTTGCAAATAGCAAGAGAAAGTGATATTGGTAATAGCACAATATACCAATATCATTGCACAGTAGCGCTTAAGGATTCAGACTTGGATTTTAATCAAATACTAGAAGAAGAAATACTTCAAACAGAATTTGCTGATTCCAATTCTGAATCACGTGGAGGTGTTGTTTTACCCGCTCCTGAGTCTGTATACTTTACTGCCGAGGTACTTACTCTGTAATTTTGATTTTTCTAAACATTTGAAATGCATGTATATAAAATTTTATGTTGATATATATCTAAAAAGGAATTAAAATGTCTGATTTTTTCGCAAATGACGGTACAAACAGTTACGTATCTAGACCCTACACAACAGTCAATGTTCCTGAACCTACCATTGATCAATCTGCATCTCAATTTGTGTATAATTATTACACTAGAGACGAGAGGGTTCCGTCAAGCGAGCAAGACAGTTTTTCTACTCAAAACTTTGTATCTTTACAAACTTTTAGAGAAAATTTTAGGTCACCCGATACAGCACCGCCCCGCTATAATGTAATTATCTTTAGTTTTAGAGATCCTAGCGTTGGTGACGAGTCTTTAGGTAGTTCACAGCTTATTGATAATTTTATTGCTAGCGCTACTACGAGCGCGGGAACAATTAATCTAAGACCCGATCGAATATTATCAGAGGGAGCTTTTTCAAACTTTTATTTTAGTAGTTCAAATCTAATAGACACAAACTTAGATAAACGTTTTTATTACTTTCTTAATAATTCTATATATTTTAATGAGCAAGTCACACAAACTGATACCGACCAATCATCAGCTGCTTTATTAGATAGAGCTGAAAAATACTTAGATAGAAACAGCCACAATGGAAACAATAGACAATTAGTCCGTCAGTTTGTTGGTCAAATTAATAGATCTGGGCAAAATATTATCAATAGCGATACTGGTGTGTCTCTTGAAGATGAATTTATGCTTTCTGTTAGACAACAAAGTTTTTTGCTAGGATTTAACAATTTGTTTTTTGATGATATCATTCTAGCTAGCACAGATGACAGTGCTTCTTTATTTGAAGATGAGTTGAGGGCGTTTAGGCCACACTCGACGACAGTTCAACAGAAAACAGAAGAACACATATCACCCGGTTTGATCGATTCAGAAACTTTTAGAGATATATTGGGTTTAGGTGCACTATATGATTATAAAATAGACGAGACTCCTGAATTGATTCAAGCAAATTCAACACAGGATGCTCCTCATCGAAGACACATTGGGTTTGTAATACAAAAGACTGAACTAACAAAGTCTGGCGATATTATAAACCACCCAGCAGTTTTTGTTGGTCGTCCTGGAGCGACTAGCTTTGTTGATATGAATGTTACTTATGGGCATAAGTTTACTTACAAACTAAGGTCAGTGTTTGCTATTGAATATGACTTTATTATAAGAGTGGAAGCATCGGGCAATAACGGAACTGGGAATACAACTCAATCATTAAGAGGGTTATTTTTTGTTGGGTCTAGGGTTGATACAGTAAAACTAAATGCTTTTGAAAATGTTCCTCCTAAACCTCCTAATGCCTTGAGGTTTAATTATCAACGCAATCTCGGCCTTTTGATTGACTGGGATCCACCACACAACCCACAAAGAGATATAGTGGGGTATCATATTTACAGAAGGGGTGATGTTGTAAATAGCGATGGTAATTTAATACCTGCAATTGATCAACCTTTTACATTAATAAAGGAAATCAATTTTGATCGATCAATAATTAAAACTTCAAAATTTGAAACCCCAATGTTGAAAGATGTAGAAAGAGTTTTAGCACATACACCCTACTATTTAGATGAAGAATTTAACAATGATTCTAGTTATATATATGCTATTTCAACTTTCGATGCACACGGAATGACTTCAAATTACTCACCCCAGTATATTGTTAGTTATGATAGGCCTACAAATAAGATAGTTGTTGGGACAGTATCAAAAGAATTTGCACCCAAGGCATATCCAAACATGTTTCTAAATATGTCAAGTAAAATAACAGATGTTATGCAGGATAATATAAAAGTATCTGGGAAGAAAAGAATGTCTGTCTATTTTAATCCAGATTATTATCATGTTTTCAAAAAGTTAACTGCAACAGAACAGGATCCCAATGTGACTGGAACAGAGAATTTAAAGATGTTGCAGGCATCGACAAAAAACGAAGAAGCAGTATACAAAATTCACATTATAAATACAGATCTCCAGAAAGATCAAGTAGTAGATATATGTATTGCTGATGAATCTACAATACATTTAGACATACCCAAAGCTTTAATAGAAGAAAATAATTTTAGTTTTGAGCTTTTACATCCCAATAAATATGAATAAAATTTTACAATTTATTTTTTATGGTAGATAATTATAAACAATTAGGAGAATTTCATGGGTTATTTAGATCATAGCACAAATAATATTATTGTTGACGCTGTCTTAACTAAAAAAGGGCGTGAATATCTCGCGCAAAATAACGGCGACTTTAATATTACACACTTTAGTTTAGGCGACGATGAAGTTGATTATAACATTATCAAGCAATACGGAAGAACTGTTGGTAAGGAAAAAATAGAAAAAAATACACCCGTTTTGGAGGCAGTTACAACAGCAGATTCTGCTTTAAGATATAGATTGTTAACGATCAACGAATCGATTCTTTACTATCCACAAATTAATGTTTCTTCAAATAATTTAACAGCTGATGTACTAAGTTTAAGAACAACAACGAACACTGATACTTCAACTTATAACACGCAAGAAGAAGTCATATTCAAGATAAAAACATCTGATAGCCGAAGGACAGCAGCTAGTTTTGTCAATAACGTGTACAGAGTTGAAATTGATTCCAATCTATTAGCAATTACATCGAATGCAACAGCAGAGAAAACAGATAATTTTGATAAAAGAACAACGTATACTGTTATTTCTAGAGCGGTTGGAACAAATAATGAGTCTGAATTAAGCTTCACATTATCAGTTAAGTCAGGAATATCGACATCGACAACAGAGTTTAACAAATATAAGACAGCAAACCAGACCTTCGTAAGGACTTTTGTTAGAATGACAAGTAATCAAACAGGATTGACAAAAATCTTTGAAGTAAAAATATACGGACCTTCGTCGTAGAGGAATTATAAATAAGGAATACTAATGTCAACAAAAACATTAACATCACAAAATAAAAAAACAACAACATCGTTTTTAAATCAATTAATTGATGTCATAGCGCAAGATATATCATCATCAGCAACATCAGCAACTAGAAAATCTTATCAAGTGTTTGTCACTGGAGGTGTTGGTCCAGGTGTAACATCATCACTTTTTCAAACTGTTTTTGATCAAGATCACAGTCTACAAACTGCAAATCCAATGTTTGATTTAACCGTCGGCTTGTTTTCTGGGTCTGATACCGTGTCAGTTGCTACAACCGGGCAAGATTCTAATGGCAAGATTTTGTTTTCATCTTCTTCTATGATGATGCGAGAGAAAATAAATGTTTACAGACAATATGCCCAATTATTATTAGGTAACTCAGATTCACAATTTGCTGCACCTTTTGGTGATTCAACAGCTACCAATAAAATCAATGAAGCTTTGTTTTTATCTTTTAAAAGACTTTTTGTTAGAGATGGAATAAAAAGAGAAACATTTGCGATGAAGATGTTTCAAACAGGTGTGCACTCAGCTCGAGGTGGAGCCTCACAACCTGAGCGGTATACATTTAATTTGACATCAGACAGTGGTTCAGCAATTTTTACTGACGTTGGAGCTTCTTCTAATTTAGAAAGATCACAAACCGGCGGAGATGTTGGAAATCTAGTTGATTCAGCTAATACTAGTCGAAACGTAGGAACAATTTTTTACAAGCAGGGTATCGTTGTCTTAGACTTGGCAAAAGTTATATCAGGCTCTCAGCATATATCAGGCACTTTGCGTGGTATGAGGTCAGGGGTAGCCCACACAATTCCTGATGGTTTTGTTGGGATTGGAACTGACATGGAAGAAGCAGATGCAACGTACATACCGGACTTTATGGTGTCAGGATCTATAGATGAAATCATAGAACACATCGGTTCGTGCAGATTTGGAAGCGATTCATCTGTAGTCGCGACATTTCAGAACGAAACAGTTATTAATTCAACGCTTTTCTTTTGTCGAGCTGGCCCTGATGAATTTAATTATTCATCAAACCCGACGTATACAGACTCTGATGGCCGAATAAATGTTATTGATATAAATCAGGAAAATAGTCAAAAACCATTTTCTTTTGTTACGACAATTGCATTGCACAACGCAAGAGATGAAATTATGGCTGTTGCTAAATTATCGCGACCAGTAGAGAAAAACGAAGAAAAGGATATTACATTTAGAGTAAGGCTTGACTTCTAGAGGAGACTTTTATGTCTTTTATAAGACTTAATAATATTCTCTTTGAAAAATCATCTGCTACATTTAGAAAAGAGCAAACTTACGTATCACAGTCTTCAGGTATTACGGGTAACCTTACAGTTGCTTCGAGACCTAGTAAAAGAATTAGAGGTGACACTAAGGATTTCATGCCTAGAAACGACGTCAATTTCAGTGCTGGTCATTCCGGCATTGATATGCGAAATTTTTTTAGAGAGCATGATACCGGATACAACCTGTCCGACCAAGGGATTAGCACTGAAGATTCTATTGATCTTGTCTTCACACTTCTTGATCATGTCAATAGTGTTAATGATCCTGCTGCTAGAGCTAAACGTGATTTGAAAGTCATGAATATTTCTGCTAGTTACGGTATTTACGGAGCAGATCTTGTCAATAGATCTACTGTTGATGCAGGCAACGTCTTTAGTTGGCCCGGAGCTATTTTTGACTTTGAAACTTCTAATCAAAGAGTAGATCCTTTTGTGTTTAAACAGATGGCAATTCCATCAGATCCACTTTATGAAACATGGCCCACTTATGCTGAAAACTTGCTTACTATAGAGACGTTTGTTTTAAACGACAATCCTGGACTAGCTAGTCCTGTTAACGCTTTTTTTTACATGGATTATCGAGACGAACTTAACGAGTTTAATGTACTAGGTTTGCACACTAACGCACCAAATTCTGCTAGGAATCTCTTAAGACAAGCTGGTTCAAAAAAACAGATAACAAACGTTCTGATGCCATCATACGCTGGAAAATATAACAATTGTGAATTTACTTATCACAACTATAATACTTTGAATTTTCTACATACAGATGACTATCCAGAAGATGCATGTCTGGTTTATTCTTCGTCATTTTTTCCAAAGTATGATAGTGATGGTGATTCTTTTAGCGACTTTACTTTTTCTTTTTGGATTAATCCAAGATACACCAACGATACACCCGGAGGAGAATTTAAGACAGGCACAATAATGCACATAAGCTCTTCCATGGCACTTTCGCTCGTTAGCGGTTCTTCAACTGATAAAAACGGTTATGTGGACGGTTACAGGATAATGCTACAGCTAAGTCAATCAGCTGACATATTGCCTTCTGAAGTTGATGTTAGTTCTGTCAATAGCAGTAACGGCAATGCATCACTCACGTATCCTAAAGATTTGATATACTTGTCTGATGATAATTCTCTAAAGCGAAATAATTGGCATTACGTTAGCGTTAAATGGTCTCCAAATTACAACAATAGTTCTGGTAGTTTAAAGGTTGATGATAAGACTAAGCATTTTTACATACCTAGTGCTTCCTTTGGAGAAGCGAATAGTTTGTTGTCTAAAGACAAACTATTCATAGGGAATTTTTATGACGGAGTTTCGACAGAAATTAATAAGTTCTTCAATCCAGAAGATGCGAAATTAGACAGTACTGTTAATCATGAACAACATGGTGTTACTTTAACAGAAGCAGCTGCAACGGCGACTGTTACTGTCACGGATGGTGATGCAGCAAGCGGAATGACTGAAAAACAGCACATTACGTTGACGTCTACTGACGGAACGACTAGACGTTACGTTTTGACAAATGCTGCTAGCGATGGATCTACTGCTACAGGAACTGTATTAAGTGATGCATCAAATACAGACACAGGGGCAGGAACCGCCGGGGCAGATGAGGATGGTGGTATAGCAGTTAGTATTAATTTATCATCTGCAACCCAAAATACTTTCCTTGTACAACTAAAGGCTGCCATTGAACATGCAAATGGTCACAATGGAAAAATAACTGTATCAGCTGTTCCTGGAGCAGCAAATGGAAATCAATCAATAACGTTAACGCAGGCATCAAAAGGCCAGGGTGGTAATACAACAATAACAGAAAATTTAGCAAATGTTACCGCAGTAAATTTCTCAGGAGGATTAGATAGACTAAATCCAAGGTTTAATAAAGTTAAAAGTCATCCACTGAATGCTGAAATACACGAATTGAGAGGATTCTCACAGTGCTTAACTGACTATAGAGAAGCTCAAATTAGAGACAAGGGATTGCAAGACTATGTGACTGATGATGTTGTTTTTCATGTACCAGTAGCATTTTCTAGATTTATTAGAGGCGGAAATAATTATGACGGTATTGGGACAACCGATAACGGCCGAAGGTTGTTGTCTCCGTTTTTGACATCGTCGGTAGCAACAATAGACACAGTCAGCTCTAGATTCGCACTAAATAATCGATATTTTGGAATGTCCACGCCCTTCAATCCTTGTTTTTCTTTAGGATCGGGAGGCAAATACATAAACTTAGAAAACTTTGTTAAAAATTTTGCAGCTGTTGATACAGTCCCAGATAACTCTGAAGCTTATTTTCCCATGGCAAGAAATGGATACGAGTCTCCTCGCTTGTATAATTTATCTGGGTCTTTAATTAAAGCCAATAATTTAGGTACAGTCACAAATACAGCTGCGTATAGTTATTCTCAAGGAAGTATTAAGAAAAGAAACTTAATGATATTACCAAATGATAACGGTTTGTACTCACCAAACTATTTTTTCTTAAAAAAAGAAGAAGATAGTCAGAATAAATTTTCTGACAGATATAAGTCGGATTTCGGTGGAACAGACTATGGTATAATTTCTTTAAGAAACATCATTCATTCTGGTAGTTCTGTAATAGGCGATGGATCTGGTTTATATGCTTTAGGCGACCCTAAGTATTTTGATTCTCTAAGACGAAACTTTTTCATAAGTTATATTACGCAAGATGTAGATTCAAACGACGTGTCTATGTTTAGCATACCTAGTGCATACTATGGAGAGCAGATTCACCCTGGAACTTTTCAAATCAAGGATTTAAAAGTGACGGGATCAAATGAAAAGATAAGTCTTAAGTTTAAAGATGATTTAAGAGGGAGTTTGTACAGGGCAGATGCGGAAACAAAACATGCGACTTGGGCATCTGTTGGTAATGTATTTTATGACGAAGGAATTTGTTTTATTAAGTCGCCACACCCGCCTTGTTTTGGAAAGGGTGGCCATGAATTGAAATTTAATGGTGAGCATACAGCGCAGATATTAACTATTAACGTTCCGGCTAGTCGTGATATGTTTAATTCATCTTCAAATGCTTCATTTAAACCAGTATCTGCATCTTTAAATGAGTCTGATTTAGGGAATGATCTGGTTTATATAACAGGTGTTAACATACATGACGAAAATTTAAATGTCATTATGAAAGCAAACTTAGCTCAGCCCGTTGTCAAAAGAAGTACTGATGAGTTTATGTTTAAAATTAAGATGGATTTTTAATGATACTTGCACTTGACATCTCGACTTCTTGCACTGGTTGGTGCGTGTTTGACGAGAATGGCCTTAGAGGATCAGGATACATTGATCTTAGCAAACATAAAGGTATGTATGAAAAAGCTGGTAGAGTTAAAGCAGAGCTGCTTAATTTAATGATATTGTACCCGTTTGAAAAGGTTGTTGTTGAAGAAAATTTGCAAGCTTTCCGGCCTGGGTTATCATCAGCAAAAACCCTCATGACTCTAGCACAGTTTAATGGTGTCGTTAGGTGGATATGTCATGATGTTTGCAATTTAGAAGTTAATTCTATTAACGTAAATACTGCTAGAAAAACCGTTGGTTTGAAAATTGATAGAAAATCAAAAAAGAAAACAAAAGAGCAAGTTTGGGAATGGGTAAAGGCTGAAAATACAAAAGACAAGAAATTAATTCAATGGCCGATGAAAACTTTGAAAAGTGGGCCTAATAAAGGTACAGTAAGGCTTTGCAACGAGGCATATGATGTGGCTGATGCTTACATTATAGGAAAAGCTCATTTTAAAATGAAAATTTAATTTTTTTTGTGTATTATAATTTTATGCAAACTGTTACACAAAAAATTGATTTTTTATCAACTTGTTTTGGAGAAGATTACGCGTTAGCTAGAGATGGGGTTAACGTAAGTTATCAGTGTCCTAACTGTGGAAAAGGAACGAACAAGAAAAAATTAAGTATTAATTTAGATACTTGGGCATGTCATTGCTGGGTTTGTAATATTAAGGGTAGGACGCCGTATTACATTATCAAAGAATTTGTCTCAAAGCATCATGCTCAAAAATTTAAAGAATTATTTGGAATTAATTTAGGAAAGAAAGAAGAAACATTAGTAAAAGAAGTATTGAAATTTCCTTCTGAATATAAAATGTTTGCTTCGATTGATAAGGTTTATGATCCTGACATTAGAGATTGCATCAAGTATTTAAAAAGCAGAGGTATAACTGAAGAGTTAATGTGGTATCATAAAATTGGTACATTCGTTGGACGACGTTGGTCACGGAGAGTTGTTTTTCCTTCTTTTGATATAAACCAAAACTTAACTTTTTATGTTTCTAGATCAATCGATGAGGACGCATTCATCAAATATCAAAATTGTAAAGCTGATAAGACAAAAATAATATTTGACGAAATAAGACTAAATTTTAAAAAAGAATTAATGATTGTTGAGGGTGTTTTTGACATGATCAAGTGTCAAAAGAATACTACATGTCTATTGGGTAGTAGTTTAAGAAACGACCATTACTTGTTTCAGAAGATTGTAGAGAATCAAACTCCTGTATTGCTGGGGTTAGATTCTGACATGATAGATAAATCTTACAAGATCGCAAGTGATTTAGCATCATATGGAGTTCAAGTTAGAATATTAGACACAACAGGCTATCATGACGTTGGAAGTATGTCAAGAGAAATAGTAAGGCAAAAATCCAAAGAGGCTCCTATTTATTCAAGAGAAAGTCGCTTGCAACATTTAATTGGCACAATAAGCAGCGGCTCTATTTTTTAGGAGATATTAATGGCTCGCTTCAATAGAAAAGATTTAAAGAAAATAATTCAACTTGAAATTAAAAAATTAATGGATGAGGATGCACTTTTTATGACTCGCACTGTTCCGGGTGACTACGACTCCGACGTTTCAAATTTCAGATCTAATGACCTATCCGTTCTTTACCCTTTTGGTGACGATCATGATGATCACGATCATGAGTGCGAAGATTGTGCAAAAAAGAGAAGGAAGCATAGTTATCCATACGGTACCGCTGTTCACACTAAGAAACATGGAATGCATGAAAACTGTGGTTGCGGGGGTGCAGATCATGATGATGAAAGCATGTATGTCACACCAATTGGTGATTTTTCTGACTTAGACGATACGAACATAACACCAGGTCAAGCATTTTCTGCTGGACTTGTAGCGGACGATCAACATCACAAATCTAGCAGTTACATGGCACGACCACAATTATATAAAATTGCTAAATATGCGGTAGAATTGCTTGATATGGTTGAAGAAAATGAGCAGCTCGACGACTGGCAGGAGTCTAAAATAGCCCAGATATCACAGATGATTGGTAGTGTTTATCATTCTTTAGATTATGATGAAATGCAGCATCACGATAATCTAGATGTTGATGATCTTATAGGGATGATTAGGTCGGATAATATTTAATAATAAAATTTAAGGAAGAATTGTGCCAATTCCTATTAATAACTTGTTTGATGATGAAAATAGCATAGAGATACATTGTCTACCAAGTGTGGAAGATATCTCTGACATGTCAAAAAGATGGAATAGTATTCCTGTTAATATCTCTGATATTCCTGTACTAGATTATCCGTTGTTTGGAACAAGAGAATTTAGTGAAGACTTGGATCTGTTGCAAAAGTATTTTATTTCACCTATAAATAATAGACATTTTTTAGAATTGTCTGACAAGAAACCTTATGATATTTTAAAAGATTATTGTCAAAAAAACAACTTGGATTTAGATTTTGACAAACTATATGATTTAAATGATGAACTTTCTAGGCTTGTTTTAACTTTAAAATTTAAGTATAATAGACCACGTCCTAAAAAATTTATGCAACAGATGAATGATTCTTTTCCGCACGAAAGAATAACAAGTAACAAATCCCCCTCTTATCCAAGTGGTCACACAGCACATGCTTTTTTCAATTGCGTAATAATCGCAGCAATGCACCCAGACCATGAAATGAGACTTCGATCTCTAGCAGAACAAATTGGTCAATCTCGAATTGATTTAGGCAAACATTATCCTTCCGATGTCAGCTATGGTCGTTTTATTGGCGAATTTGTGGGTAAAAAATATTTAAACGGAGGAGCAGTTGATAATAAGAAAGATGTAAAGGAAACAGTCATGACTAGAGAAAACAGAAAAATTGCAAGAAATCTATTAAGAGAGGCAGCTTCAAATCATGACACAAAATCATTAGGTACAACATACACGGATGAGTTGTGTGAATTTATTATAAGGTCAAATGCTATAGAAAGATATCATTTTCCGATTAGTGATGCATATGAAGCTGCTAAATCATTTATGCATGGGCTTCCTGTCGAATATTGTACAGATAATAAATATATCAGGTCACACCTAGCGGGACTTGAAACTGCTAGTTTGTTAAAATCAATAGATGACCCTGTGAAAGTTCAGACATTACACGCTGCACTTGGACCTGACGTGCTTGAAAGGGGAGAACCAGGTGTTTATCGACCTTTTGAGCACTATGCTAGAACAACAGGACATAAGTATACACACCCGAATGATATACTGGGTGAATTAAATCTTTGGTGTGAAAAAACTAAGTCAATTGATCCATTTTCTAGACATGTTTTATACGAGTGCATTCACCCGTTCAGTGACGGTAATGGAAGAAGTGGAAGGTTGATTTTGGCTGCTGACTTAAATTTTGACTTAGCAAATCTTAACGATATGATTGGTGACGATTATATTGATAAAATTGTTGATTATCAAATGAGAAATTGATAGATATATATAGAATAAGATTGTAGTGAGGTTATAATGCTAATTAATGAAGAATTGCTCAAAGCGATTATTAAATCAAAAATTGAAAAAAAATATTTAAAAGAAGCTCCGGAAGATAGAGCTCGGCGTCAGCAGCGACGTCAAAAAAGAAGAGAGCGAAGACAAGAAAAGCGCGCTGATGTTCAACAGGCAGATACACGAGCTGAAAAAAGAGCAGTAAGGCAGAGTTACCGGGCTGAAAGAAGGGCAGCAAGAGATGCTGATCGCTTTGAACGAGATGATGCTGGGGTTGATCTTTCTAGCATGTTAGCTCCTGATTATTCCAATGATGCTATTTATCAATTAATTGTTGAAATGGTTAATGAAGTCATACCAGGTATAGAAAAATTTGAAAATCGTCACAAGGGTGTAAGGTTTATAAAAAGAATTCGTGGACGAAGAGAACAGAAAGTAACAATCGGTCAAGTTAAAAGATTTATTAAAAATGGATTAACGCTTACATTAGAAAAAAATTACCCTAAAGCCGCAGACGCTTTTTGCGCAGCATCAGTATTTCTAGAAAATCCAAAGACTCCTGATGAACAACCGCTTAACGTCGAGAAATATATTATTGATAAGTTAGAAGACATATGCAAAATGTTAGGATCAGGTGATTTTGGCCAAAAGTCTGCAAAGGTTGCTAGCAAGAAAGGTAAAGGTACAGGAGGCGGAGGCAGCACTATAGCTTGCGTTAAAGAAATACAAGAATCTCTCAATGAAATTGCTGTAGAACTTACTGACTTAGTAATCGATGGAAAGTGGGGTAGTTTAACAACAGCTAGTTGGAATCACGTTATTAAAACTTACTTTCTAGCTGGCGATGAATATAACGGTGTAACTGTTGATGATACAATTATTAATGCAGTTTTAAAAACTTGGCCAAGTGGTGGTCCGATGATAGGATTTGAAGGAAATCCTTGCGGGGCTAGAGACTTTTTATTAGTAATGATAGAAAAGTTAGGTGAAGGTGGTGGGGAAGAAGTGGTCCCTTCTAAAAAAGACGTTAATGATTGTCAGTGGTATACGAGAAGAAAACCTCTTGAAGGCGCTCAAGATATTAACCTGGGTGCCCTGCTAGCAGGAGATGGTTTGACGATTGATTTGGTCTACGATATGAAAGAATTTGAAAAGTACAACCCAGGGGAAACATTTGACGATTTCACTCAGGTTGGTCACTATATATCCATTGGCGATGTGAAGGGATTTGGATCACAAGAGGCACAGAGAGACGCTTCCGGAGGCCCAGATGCTCATAGCGGGATGGTCTTTAGTGCAGATGCATATTACTACAATTGTGAAACACGAGAACTTTTAATTGATACTTCTACAGGAGATGGAGTGCTTCAGCATGTTTGGGTTGACGGAAATGTATTAAAGTATGATTCAGCGAGAAGCGATGCAGCAGAAGCTGCAGAAACTACAACTGAGTCTAAATTGCACCTTAACAAGAAAAAAATAAGAGAAATCATAAGGTCAGAGTTATTAAATGAAGCTCTTGGCGAAGAAGACGTCCGGACTTTACTTACTTCTTTGGTAGGCAAAATAGTTGAAATGGATAAAGATGGTTTAGAAGCTGTTACGATTAATCAAAGCCAAAAAGCTGGATTTTCAGCACTTCAAGATGGAAATATAGAACGTGCTACTCAGCAGTTTAAAGCTGCTGCTGCAGCAGCTGATAGATACAAGGGGACATCAATATCTAAGGAAGATATAGCAAATATTAAAAATACGTTTTTAGCAATCGCAGATGGTATCCAGCCTGATTCCAAAAAAGAAAAAGAAGAAGTAGAAAAAGTAGTTGATAAAATCGAAGGTGAAGGTGATGGGAAGGGTTCAGCTAAAAAAGCATCGAAAAAGCCGAAAACTAGAGCTAGCAACCCAAAAACTAAACAAGTTCAAGAGCTACTAAATTATCTTAATGATAATAACCCGCAGCTTGAAACGGACGGAATTTGGGGTAAAGGTACGACAAGTGGATACAACACTTTTGTAGACAGTTTAACAGATAAAGGCGACGATGCTAAAGCGTCAATGAAGAAATCTTGGGCTGAATATGCTAAAACAGCTGGATACACACCCAACGTCGATGGGCTTATTGATTTCTTAGAAAAGCAAAAAGCCAATAAAATTGAGGCGGAGACTTCTGAACAAACAGAAGAAGATTTAAAGACAACAGATGAAAAAGCTGCAGAAGAGAAGCAGGCTTCTTTGAAAACAGTTTTTAGAGATTTAAGAAGCCTGCTTCGACCGATTCTTGAAGCTGATAACGATGGTAGGTTATGGGATCATGTAATTGCCACCTCAGAAAATTCTAAGGTCAATTCTTCAAATTATACTGCTTCTCACGAAGTTAATAATAGGGGGGATTATGGCACTCGTGACTATACTTTGAATTTTGATTTTGATGGCGTCGACGATCCTGGCGGTACGGGTACTATTGTTAAGCTTTCTGCTAAGTTGGGTACGTCGAAACCATTGACAACTGCAAGGGGTCGTGAGGCTAACTACAACTCCGCCAAAACCATAAGGTTTGAGAATCAAGACATACAGGTTGAAGGTATCACACTCGGTGAATTAGCTGAAATGCCTGCTGATCAACCCATCTTTAAAGTATTTGAATCATCAACCGCAGTTACAGGACAACAGGCAGCAATGTTCGCGACGAGCGGAGTTCCACATGATAGATGGTCTGGGCCAGAAATAGCATACTTGGCAGCACAATTACTCCCTTCAATGCTTAAATTAAAAGTACAAAAGTAAGTATTTTTGAAAGCGTGCAAATGTAAACTTCCTATGTTATAATTATAATATAACAAAGGAGGTTTTTTGCTATGCCAAAAAGGTTAATTCCAAAAAATATTAAAAAAGAGTTGAAAAAGAGTATAAAGCGTGGTGGCGGTCAACTTGCACAGTCGACGACAAAAGAAAAACAAAATTTAAAGCGCAAGATAAGACGGCAGCAGCAGACTGGTGAAACAAAAAGATCTAAAATCACCTGGAGTATTGCTCCGGGAGATCTAGTAGTGATTAAGAATAAGAATAAAGATCAGCAAACAGTTGTGGGGATTATTCTGAACAAGAAAGCAAGAATTAATTATAACAATCAAGAAGAAGAGTACGTGATTATGATGACCCCCAATCATTCTAATTTTAAAATTTCCCCTAAACGTTTAAAATTATTGCAGGGTATTAAAGATTGCTAAACTCATGCAAAATTTTCAAAAGCTCATTATAATAATAACATATTAAAAATTTAAAATTTAAAACAACAATAGGAGTCCAATATGGATATCAAAACCTTTACAACAATCGTACCAAAACTACCATCAAATATTTCTGTTCTCGTAAGCGGAGGTACAGGAATTGGAAAATCTGACTTGTTTCACCAGATTGGATCAGACTTAGGATTGCCTGTTATTGATAGAAGGCTTTCTCAGATGACTGAGGGTGATATTATTGGCTTGCCATCCCTTGAAGATGGAACAACTAAATTTATTCCTGTTGACTGGATCATGAAAGCATCTCGCGAACCGGTTTGCCTTTTCTTGGATGAGATTAATAGAGCAACAGTTGAAGTCCAGCAATGTGCATTCCAGCTTGTCTTGGATCGTGAAATTAATGGTGTTAAATTGCACCCTGAAACTCGGATTTATGCGGCAATTAATGAAGGATCCAACTATCAGGTTAATGATATGGGCCCAGCGTTACTTCGTCGTTTTTGGGCTGTTAAGCTTGAACCAACTGTTGATGATTGGGTTAACTGGGCTCGACACCGTGATGATATTGATTCGGTTATTGTTGATTTTATCGATAACAACCCACAGCAACTTAATCATACAACTGAATTTGAACCGGGTAAAGTTTATCCGAATCCTGCTAGCTGGCATCGTCTAGCAAGAAGCTTGAAGCACTGCGGTTGGGATCCTAGTAAATTTTGCGGGGGAGAAGTCCCGGAAGGTTTCTATAGTCTGTGCTTGGGTTTTGTAGGTATTGAACCATCTAGCGCTTTTTCTTCTTTTATTAAAAAGTACGACTATCAGTTCTCTGCTGATGATATCTTGATCAATTACGCAGAGAAGAAGCCCGCATTGATGAGCTTGACAAATGATAAGGTAAATGATTTGATTGAAAAGCTTGAGTATCATGCTAAAACCAATGATGTTTGGACTGTTGAGCAGGCACATAATGCTTGTGATTTTGTTAGAAACTTTTCTGGTGAAATGCAAGTAAGTTTTTTCAACAAGATGATGGATTGCGGTAATCTGGACACTGTTATGCGTGTACACAAATTGATTGGACGTGAAATTGTTGATTTGGTGAATGCTTCAAATGATTTAAATAGATAAACAATTCATGCAAATAACAAATTGTATAATTATAATAAAATTATAAATAGGAGAAAGTTATGAGCAAAGAAGAAAAAGTTCAAAAATCAGATTATATTTTCGACGAAGCGACCCCTGAACAAATCAAAAAATTTAGATTAGATTATCATATGATTAATCTTATTCATAATGAACCATTTTTTAGTTCGATGTTGCGCAGGATTAAGCGGGTAAAAACAGAGGAGATTCCCACTGCAGGAGTATCTGTTCAAGATGGTTCTTTAACATTGTACTGGAATCCCAAGTTTTTGGCGGGATTAGATTCTAAAAAACTTCTAGGGCTTCTTAAGCATGAATGTTACCATCTGATTTTTAAGCATTGCACAGCAAGAAAACAGAAGCCTCATCAAATGTGGAATATCGCAACAGATTTGGCAATTAATTCAATTATTCCAGAAAGTGAATTACCTGATGGCGGTTTGATTCCCGGGAAAGCTTTTAAAGGTATGAATAATATTTCAGATCCAAATCAGCTAGCTGCATGGAAAAGATTGTCAGCTCTAGTTGTATCTTTCCCCAAAAATAAAACGTCAGAGTGGTACATGAAAAGGCTTATGGAGGATGAAGAACTGCAGTCTGCGTTTGATAAACTGCCTAAAGAATACGTTGTGGGCTTTGATGATCATGATGGTTGGGGTGATTTGACAGATGAAGAAAGAGCTAAACTAGAAGGTGAACTAAAAGACATTGTAGGGAAAGCGACAAAAGAAGCAGATGCAAGTGATACTTGGGGATCTGTTAGTCAAAGTGTCCGGCGCCAGATAAGAAAAATTTATGAAAATAAGGTTAATTGGAAAGTTGTTCTAAGTAGCTTTATTGGAATGCGTCAGCGCGCTAAGAAGGCTTCAACCCACAGGAGGATTAATAGAAAATATCCCTATATTCACCCAGGTAAGAAAATTGGACACACAGCAAATCTTGCAGTTTATATTGATCAATCAGGAAGTATTTCTGATAAGGATATCACTGCTTTTACCGGTGCACTGACCGGTCTGGCCAAGTCAACAACTTTTACATTTTATAATTTTGATACCCGAGTTGATGAAAAGTCTAAGAAAACTTGGAAGAAGGGCAAAAAGAATGTCCAGATTGAAAGAACAGTATCAGGTGGTACTTGTTTTAATTGTGTTGAAAATCACTTTAGAGATAGCAAAGATGTATACGATGGGTACATTGTTTTAACTGATGGTTGCGCTAGCAAACCAATACCATGCAAGAAGAGAAGGTGTTGGGTAGTTCTGCCTAATTATAAGCTGTTTTTTACACCCGATAATACAGACGTTGTTGTTCAAATGGATTAAAAAAGAAATTTGTATATATTCAGTTGATACTGTATTATTATTAATGCAACTATCAAACGAGGTATTATGCGAATAGCACATATAGCTGACGTTCACTGGCGTGGATTGTCAAGACACAAAGAATATCGTGAATCATTTGAAGACTTCTTTAGACAGTGCAGGCAGTTAAAACCCGATGTAATATACATTGGTGGAGATATTGTTCATAGTAAAACACAAGGAATATCTCCGGAGTTAATTGACAACCTGCGCTGGTGGTTTAGTGGTCTGGCTAAAATAGCACCAACGCATGTTATTCTAGGTAATCATGATGGCCTTATCTTGAACAAGGATAGACAAGATGCCATTAGTCCGATTATCACACTTTTAGATAATCCAAATATCTACTTGTATAAGAAATCAGGCGTTTATCCGATTGGCACATCAGGTTTCAACTGGTGTGTCTTTTCTTGTTTTGATGAAGAAAACTTTGATAAAGTTATTCCTGTCGAAGGTGATATCAATATTGCTTGTTATCACGGTGCTGTTAGAGGATCTTTAACAGATACAGATTGGCAACTTGAAGGAGAAATTAATCTCAAAACATTTGAAAATTTTGAATTTGGAATGTTTGGAGACATACACAAGCGTCAATTTCTAAATGAAAGCAACACTATTGCTTATTGTGGTAGCACGATACAACAAAATTATGGTGAGAGCGGGGACAAGGGTTTTTTACTTTGGGATATTAGGTCTGCTGACGATTTTAATGTAGAATTCCACAAGGTCAGGCATAGTCACCCTTTTATTACTGTTGCTTGGCAGGGAAGCGTTCAGCAGACTTTAGATAAGTGTAACCTATATCCTAAGGGCGTGCGATTTAGAGTACGCACAGATTCATCTGTGACACATGTTGAGTGTAAAAGATTGCAAGGCGAATTGATTAAGTATCATAATGCTAAAGAAGTTGTATTTAAATCAGAGTCAGTTTTTGATCCAAGAAAAGTAATGGTTTCTAACGGGACGTTAAATCAAAATAATTTACGCGAGCCTAGCACGCATAAAAAAATGTTTAGAGACTTTTATAAAGAGAGCAATATAACGGATAATACGTGGAAATCCTTAGATACAATGATTGAATTGTATGTTGATCGATTGTCGGGAAAGGATGAAACACTTAGAAATATACAGTGGGAGATCAATAAAATTGAGTTTGACAATTTGTTTTCTTATGGAGAATCAAATTTAATTAATTTTGATAAACTGCCAGGAATAACAGGTATTTTTGGGACAAATGCAAGGGGAAAGTCTTCTATAATTGGATCGATCGTGTACGGTTTATTTAATTCAACTGATCGCGGTACGATTAAGAACTTGCATGTCATTAATACAAGAAAAAATATGTGTAATGCATCCTTGACAATTACTATAAACGGACAGCGATACCGTATAGATCGAAAGTCAGTTAAGAAAAATGCAAAAGCAGGCGTTTGGGCACCAACCAGCCTTAGCTTTTACAAGGTCGATAAAGACGGAAATGAATTAGAAGATTTAACTGAAGAACAGCGAAGAGAGACAGAGAAAATTATAAGAAATTTAATCGGTAATTCAGATGATTTTCTATTAACATCATTAGCGTCCCAAGGTGAAATGAATGCCTTTATAAAAGAAAAAGCAACGGCTAGAAAGCAGATATTGACAAATTTTTTAGATTTGGAAGTTTTTGATAAATTGTATGAATTGGTTAGAAAAGATGCGCAAGAAGTAAAGTTGCAGTTTAGATCCCTTGGGGATAATAATTGGGACTTGCGAATAGAAGAATCATCAAATAATATCAAAGAGAAGACAAAAAAAATCGGAGTTATTAAAAAGCAAATGATTGTTTTAAAAGATGAAATTGACACGTTGAAAGACGATCTAAGATCATCTAATGATTCTTTTATATTGAAGTCTGATGTTGACAATGCGTATAATCAGTGTTTGTCCTTGGAAATATTAATACAAAAAGACGAAGATAGAATTGATGAGCTGACTGATACTATTCAATCTAGAAAAGAAAAATTAGAAAATTTAAATTTATTTTTAGACAATTACGATATCAACACTATGAAAGAGAAAAGACAGACACAAATAAATTTAGAACTTTCATTAAAAGACATGAAGCATAAAATTGATTTAATCAAAAGAGACATTAAGCAAAGCAAAAAGTCTGTAGCTATTTTAGATCAAGTCCCTTGTGGTGATCAATTTCCTACTTGTAAGTTTATTAAAGATTCACACAAAAATAAGAAATTATTAGTAAATCAAGAAGCAAATTTAATAAGCTTGAATACGAATTTAAGAGATTTAAGGTCGCTTTATAATAAAGTTAAAGATAGTGAATTAGAGGACACGATTAGCAAGTATGAAAAAATGGTTGAGCGTAAAAGTGATTTAGTTAATCAAACATCTGCTCTCAATTTAGAACTAGCTAAATTACAGGAAAATATGAAATGGCATATTGAGGCTTTAACAAAGAAACAAAATGATCATGAACGTTTAGAGACAATATATAAAAATCAGAATAACGAAAATGATTTAGAGTTGTCTAATCTTTGTGATCAAAAAATAAAAAAGTTAAAAGAGTTAGAATTTCAAAAAGAAAAAATAATCAACAAACTAGCTGAGAAAAAAGCTGAAATTAAACGGTTGAAACGTGATAAAAAACTATATTTAGAATTAAAAGAAAAAAATAGATGCTATGATATATTTAGCACAGCTGTTTCTAAAAAAGGGATCCCGCTTCACATTATAAATAAGATGTTACCATCAATCAATGTTGAAATTCAAAAAATATTATCAGGTGTCGTGCCATTCACGGTAGAGATTGAATCTGATTTAGAAACAAATTCTCTAGATGTTTATATTAACTATGGTGATTCAAAGCGTATTATTGAGTTAGCATCTGGTATGGAAAAAATGATGGCATCACTTGCGATTAGAGTCGCTTTGATTAATGTTTCTACATTATCAAAAACAACAATGTTAATGATTGATGAAGGCTTTGGTAGTCTCGATGAGACAAACTTGGAGGCTTGCAATCGATTGCTTGTCTCTCTAAAAAAATGGTTTAAAAATATTATTGTTATTTCACACGTTGATGCTATTAAAGATTGTGTTGATAATAATTTAGAAATATTAAAAAGAGGTAAAGATTCATATGTCTACCAACCCTAATGTTGTATTTATAGATGATACACCAAAAAATGAAAAGAAAATTAAGATGTGGTGTCCAATCTGTACGTATGTTTTAGTGACTGCTGCTGATGTCGAGCGTGTTAAAGCTAGCAATTGTTGTGATGATTGTTGGATGACGTTTGGGCAGATGCGTCAAGAAGCTTGGAAAAATGGGTGGAGACCTGATAAGGAAACTCTTAAAAGATATAAACAGCAGAAGAGAATACTTAGTATAGATGTAAAAAAATATTTAGGAGAATAGTCATGGGTTTGAATTTTAATGAAGTTAATGTACTTGGACAAATCATTAATGATAGCTGGGGTGGAGCATCGACAGCAGCAGATAATAATACTTCTGTTGTCAAGGTATCATTGCAGGGAGAAATAATGTTAGTAACTGCCTTGTGCATAGTAAATTTATTAGATCCGGGTCAGCAACATAAGCAAATTGCATCGGTTGAAAATGATCATGATCAGCTAATTAAAAAGCGTATTGCTGAAATTAAAAAAGAATTTAAAAGCGCTGCTGGTCGAGCACTAAAGTGTAAGCAAGTAAAGAACAGCGAAGATACAAATGTAGAAATAATCAATCATTACGCTGCAACTAGATCATCTTACGTGAGAAGAACGATAAAATTTGAGATTGGTTAATGGCAAAAATTAGCAAGCAAAAGCAAGTAAGTGAGATTATTAAATGCGGTAAAGATCCTAGCTATTTTTTTAATACTTACTTAAAAATACAGCATCCTGTTAAGGGTTTGATACCATTCAATACATACCCTTTTCAGGATGATTGTGTTGACGATTTTTTAAATCATCGTTTTAACATTGTATTAAAGTCTAGACAGTTAGGTCTATCAACTTTAGTGTCAGCTTACTCAGTTTGGCTAGCAATTTTTCAACGTGAAAAAAATATTTTAATTATTGCAACTAAATTAGCAGTTGCACAAAATTTTATTTCAAAAGTAAAGACCATGATTAAGTCTTTACCTAACTGGCTACTTTTACCAGAAATTGTATCTAACAACAAGCAACAAATACAATTCAGTCACGGGTCTTCAATAAAGGCAATACCAACATCAGAAGACGCCGGTCGATCTGAATCATTATCTCTTTTAATTGTAGACGAGGCTGCTTTTGTAAGAAACTTTGATACTATCTGGACAGGTATCTACCCAACAATTTCAACAGGTGGACGTGTTATCTTGTTATCGACTCCAAACGGAGTGGGAGGTCAGTACTACAAATTGTACACTGAAGCTGAATCTAATTTAAATGAATTTAATCCAATAAAATTACCTTGGACAGTTCACCCAGAATGTGATCAAGAATGGTTTGAACAGGTTACCTCTAATATGTCTAAGCGACAAATTGCTCAAGAGTATCTGTGCGACTTTACAACGTCAGGAGATACATTTTTGGGTGGCGAAGATTTGGAATGGATTAGGAATTGTGTTACTGATCCAGTTGCCAGAGAAGGCGAAGATAGAAATGTGTGGATATGGCAACACCCATTATCAGAAAAGGACTATATAATGTCTGCTGATGTTGCTAGAGGCGACGCTAAGGATTACTCAACATTTCACATTATTGATGTAGAGGCAGGTGAGGTTGTTGTTGAGTACAAAGGTAAAATAAGGCCGGATAATTTTGCTGAATTGTTAAATAAGTGGGGTTTAAAGTACAACAAGGCTTTACTGTGCCCTGAAAATAATTCTTTTGGTTATGCGACAATATTAAAGTTGCAAGAAATGCAGTACCCTAGACTCTATTATAGAAAAAGAAAAGGAACTTATATCGGAGGCTACATACCGAAAGCTAGTGCGGATATTGCTGGTTTTACTACAAATGGAAAAACCCGAAGTATGATACTCGGAAAGTTAGAAGAAATTCTTAGAAATAAGCAGCTAATAACTAGATCGTCTAGAACTTATCAAGAATTAAAGACATTTACTTGGAATACCGGGCGAGCTCAGGCAAAAAGAGGTTTTCACGATGATTTAGTTATGAGTTTAGCAATTGGAACATGGTTGTACGATGCATCATCAGACTACAGCAAGGATTCAAGAGCACTAAATAATGCCATGCTTTCTGCTATGTCCATAAGAACAAATGAATATTCAGAGGGTAATTACAACAACGTTGAAAGTAAAACTGACTATTCGTCCAAAAATTCAGAAAAAAAATCAAAAGGCCCACAATCTATAAATAATAGTAAAAATAAAATAGCTGAAGAGTATATGTGGGTAATTAAATAGGAGATATTATGGCAAAAGAAAGTCCCGCAAATTTATTTAGAAGACTAACAAAGCTTTTTAGAAGCGGCCCTGTCATCAAAAGAAAAATTAAAAACTTTGATAAAGGAAACACACCGTCGTCAGCCTTTGAGGCTTTTAAACGAAATCAAAGTCAGGCTTATAGTGCCGCAATGAGTGCTTATGGCGCATATGATAGAATGGCAAGATATAGTGATTTTTCAGAAATGGAATACACCCCTGAGATTGCAGGAGCTTTGGACATTTATGCGGAAGAGACTGTTGCTGCTGATGAACAAGGTAAAGTTTTGCACATATATTCAGAGAATTCTCAAATAAGAAAAGTTCTAGAAGAAATGTTTTATGATACTTTAAATATTGAATTCAATTTAACTTCTTGGGCCCGAAATCTTGTTAAATATGGTGATTTCTTTTTATTTAACGACATAAGTCCTGAATTCGGTGTTATCAACGCGTACCCTTTACCAATATCAGAAATTGAAAGAGAAGAAGGATACGACCCGAAAGATCCCATGGCAGTAAGATTTAGATGGGTGACACAAGGTAATCAAGTCTTAGAAAATTGGCAAGTATCACATATGAGATTGTTAGGTAATGATGCTTTTTTACCCTATGGATCATCAATACTTGAGCCGGCACGTAGAATATGGCGTCAATTAATTCTTCTAGAAGATGCAATGATGGTATTTAGAATAGTTAGAGCACCTGCAAGAAGAGCATTTTATATTGACGTAGGTAACGTCCCACCAGAGGAAATACCTAATTATATGGAACAAGCGCAAGCTTCTTTGAAAAAATCATCGATTGTCGATAGAAGTACAGGCCGCGTTGATTTAAGATATAACCCGCTATCGATTGATGAAGACTACTTTATTCCAGTTAGAGGTGGAGAAAGTGGTACAAAAATTGATCCAATTGAAGGTCAACAGATATCAGGTGAGACAACTGATGTTGAGTATATTCAGAAAAAATTATTTGCTGCGTTAAAGGTTCCAAAAGCTTACTTAGGATACGAAGAAGGGCTGGGCAGTAAAGCCACTCTATCTCAGCAGGATATAAGATTTGCGCGATCAATTGCAAGAGTTCAAAGAACTGTTTTGGCAGAGTTAAACAAACTGGCAATCATTCATCTATACTGCAATGGATTTTCTGGCGAGGATTTATTGGATTTTACATTAAATCTATCAACACCTTCAACGATATCACAGCTTCAAAAATTAGAGTTAATAAAGACAAGGTTCGAAACAGCAACAGTTGTTGCTGGTCTACCGGCAGGTGTTGATAGACGATGGATACAAAAAAACGTCTTAAGGTTAACGGATGAAGAAATAAGTAATATTCAAAGAGGCTTGAAAGACGACAAACTACAAGATTTAACAATTGAATCAGTTCAATTAGAAGCACCTGAACCTGAAGCTGCCGCCCCCGCTGGGGATGCTGGGGGTGAACCCATGGGAGACTTTGGAGGATTTGGAGACGAAGCTGAACCTGCAGCAGAAGCTGAACCTGCAGCAGAAGCTGAACCGATAGCAGAGTTAAATCTAGATGATGAAGATGCACCCATTAAAGTTGATAACGTCGTCAAAAAAATAACAGCATTATTATCGGAGGATGAAAAGCTTTCCAAAACATTAATTGAAGATGAAGATGAAGAAGATACTAACGATAAAAAAAGAAAAGAAGCTCATCACAAAGTTAAAGAAAAAAATAGAAAAGCTCAAGTTAAAGAAAAAAGAGGTTTGACCGGAGCGACAAATTATGCTGCATATACAACAAAAGATAAAGATTTCACAGGAATGAAAAAAGAATTGACAGATATTAAGAAATCTTGGAAGTCTCCTGATATTAATGAGGAACATTATAGGGAGGATTTCAATTTAGATGAATACTTAGATAATAAGATACAACAAAATGCAACCATGACAGGAAGAATAAAGTCAGCATTAAATTCATTGGATGACCACATTAACTCAAAACCTCGCGTAATCTCTGAGAGCGATAATTCATCAGGGGAGAAAGATGACTAAACACAACAAAAAAAGAAATGTAGGACTCGTTTACGAACAACTACTCAGGTACATATCAGAAAATATCATCAATGATAATCTAGGTAATTCAAAAAAAGCTGTTAAAATCTTAGAGAGAAGATTTAAAAAGGATACAGAACTTTATAAAGAATTTAGGCTTTTTAATGCCTTGGCAAAGTCATCTGTTAGCGGTACACATATTGCTGCAGGTATTCTTGCTGAAGCGAAGAATGCAATTAAGCGAATTGATTCTAAACAACTCCAAAAAGAAAAATCATTACTTATAAAAGATATAAACTACGAATTGAACGAATCTAATTTTTACCACAGAAAGATTGAAGATTATAAGACGTATGCGACAATACAAACACTCTTTAACGAGTGGAGAAAAGGTGATTTATCTAATCTAAAAAAAGTTGTTGAATTTGAAAGAGCCGTTGTTGAACATCTAATGGAAAATAAAATTTCAAATACTGATATCGTTTTAGATGAAAGGTCTGATCATCTTGTTTTTAAAGTTTTATCTGAAAAAATTAATCAAAAGTACAATTCAAGCTTGTCCCCAGAACAGAAAGACATTATAAGAAATTATGCAATTTATAATAATGATCCCCAAGCATTAGGAGTTTTCTTAGAAAACTTAAAAGTTAAATCAATGGGAATATTAGAAAATTTTAGAAAAGACTCTGATAATCAAGTTTTATTATCAAAGATTGATATGGTTTATGAAAATATTAATATTTTGCCTACGCAAGGTATTGATGACGAAATTATTAAAAAGTTTTTAGTTGTTTCAAATTTAAAAGACCAATTACTAAGGAAAGAAAATGAGTAAAAAAATGAAACTATTAACAGAATGGACTCCTTTTTCTTATGACAAACAAGTGTTAAAAGAACAAAAGGATAAATATGGCAAAATGATGTTAAAAGGAATCATACAAAGAGCCAATACACTAAATCAGAATGGAAGAATATACCCGCAATCAATACTTTCTAGAGAAATAATGAATTACCAAAAATTAATTCAAGAGAATAGAGCGCTTGGTGAGTGTGATCATCCGGATAGTTCTGTCGTAGAATTAAAAAATGCTTCTCATATTGTTCGCGAAGCAAAAATGGAAGGTGACAATGTCTATGGCGTCATTGAAATACTAGACACACCATCAGGAAAAATTATTCAAAGTCTTATAGAGAGCGGAGTAACTTTAGGAATATCTTCTAGAGGCGTAGGCTCAACAAAAAGACAAGGTGATACACAGGTTGTGCAAGATGATTTTCAACTAATTTGTTTTGACATGGTTTCTGAGCCTAGCACACCTGGTGCCTTTATGTTAAGTGAAGGTAAAGAGATATCTCAAAAAGAGGTTGATAGATGTTTTAACAAGACCGACAAAATCGATAGAATATTTAATGATATTTTAAGGTGGTAGTAATATGCAAAAATTGAGTAGAAATATTTTAAAAGAAATTGTAAAGGAATGTATTGTAGAAATATTTGAAGAAAGCTTTTTTGGTGGTCCAGGTGAATTAATGAATGAAAATGTACAACACTATCAAAGTGATCGCAATCAAACAAGCGCTAGAAGGACGTCAAGGAGACCCCAGCGCAGTAATCAACAAAACATTTCAAGGAGAAAAGGCCTGGATAATATTTCCTATGCTAGCGAAGAAAAAAGTCGGCCAGTTCAAAACGAAGCATTTAATAGAAAGATTAATAATATAACTTCTAACATGACTTCTGACCCTGTGATGACAGATATATTTAAAGATACGGCTGCAACAACTTTACAGTCACAAATTGGTGCAGAAACCAACAAAGGAATGCATGTGCTGGCCGGTGGAGACTCGGCCGCTAAACAAGCATATCATTCTGATCCAACTGAATTATTTGCTGAATCTGCTTCTAAGTGGGCCTCATTAGCTTTTGCTGATCCTATTAAGAAATAGTTGGGATAATTTTTATTAGTGTGGATATTTAGTATTGACATGATAAAACATTTGTATCCGGAGGTATCAAAATGTCAAACATTAAAAAATTAACCCCTAAACTCCTTCAAAAACTTATACGCGAAGAGAAACAAAGACTTTTTGAAGAAAAAAAAGAATCAATTGCTCAAAAAGAAGCTAATAAAGATGAAACGATAGCTAGTTTAGCGATACAAGAAGTTCGTCATTTGCTTAAAATTAAAAAGATTAGAGAACAAAGACGCATTTTGAGAAATAAAAGAAAGAAATAATTTTTAAAACAACCAGGAGATTGATATGTCTACTAATAAACAAACGCTTGTTGAATATTCAACTGTTTTAGCAAAAGATAAAGGGACTAGCAAAACAGCTAATTTGCAAAGCATGTTTCCTGGATCTCCAATTCACGCTGGTGAACTAACTGATGTTGAACGTTTAGAATTTTTTCAAAATCTTTTGGATTTAGATAATATAGATTCAGACCCACTACACGCTGCAGGCGGATACTATGGTCTTCCAAATATTGATATGAATTATATTGAAAATGGCATGCCTAATATGGCTGACGTTCAAACTGGAGGCGGCGGATTACCTGCTTCACCTTACGCTCCAAACCCAACATCACCAGGACCTGGCAGTACATCAGCTGCTAATCAACCTGCTTATGATGGTGAGATTAAAAATATAAATACGATTAATAATTTTGGAACAGGACAAGGCGGGTTAGTTGAGCCAAACGTAACATCTAAGAATATTGCTAGCCAAAAAATTGGGGAATATGTTTCAGGCCGTTCTTATCAAGGATCTGATGGATTAAGCTAATGTTTGACTGGCTTTTTGAAACTTACAATATTTCTAATTATGATACCCGCCCTGGTGCGGGTATTACGCTAATACCTAATAAAACTTTAGGTTTAACAGTTGGGTCAGAGCGACCGCTTTATCCTAAAGAAGAAATCATTGATGAAGATGACGATGAGAGCGAAGAGTTTTCTGAAGATGCTTCAACAAATGATGCAATCGCTAAGAAGTTGAATATGAATCCAGCACAAAATATTGATCCGCAAAGGTCAACTGTTGGTTTGGGTAGTACAAGGTTCCACCTAGAAGAAGAAGCAGATCATACAAACATGGTTGTTAAAGGATTAAGCCCAAGGTTGACTTACCGAGGAGCTTCAAGTAAAGGAACAGAGTATGGCACGACTTTTATTCGTAGTCGACCTGGTAGAAAAACTGGGACACAATACGGGACTAGTCGTGCGCCTATTGATTTAGAAATGGATGATCCTTTAATGTTCGGAGAAGAGCCTAAAGATAAGTTTGAATTATCTTTTTTGAAACAACAAAGAAATTTAGAAAAAATACGCAAATTATCTGATTCTTTAGAAAACGATAAAAAAAGTGGTTATTTAAGAAAAGCAAAGAATATGTATTAAGGAACAAAAAAACGGAGATTGTCATAATGACTAATGGTTTATTTGAAGAAGCTATAGCGGATGCAAAAAAAATTCGTGAAGTCGCTGAAGAAAATGCTAAGAAAGCAATTTTGGAAGCTGTAACACCGAAGATTAGAGATTTTATTGAATCTCAGATATTAGAACAAGATTCTAATTCCGACGATAGCTTAAATGAAGAAAAAGATTTAAAAAGCACACAAGAGGATACAGAAGATTTTTCAAACTCAATTGATGAGACTGTTGAATTAGATGAGTCTGCTATTAGTGCTTTATTAAAATTGATTGGTGAAGATTCATCAGCAATTAAAAATGGGTCTCGGGACGTAATGGCTCTTGCTCTTAGTGAAGCTGTCTCTAGACTTTCTGCCTCTGAACAGAGGAAATTATACAACATGACTCAAAAAATTGATGAACGTGTTGAGAATTTAAATTCTAGAGACCTATATAATAACAAGGAGAACAATATGACGTCTAGAGAAAAATACTATGAAGTAGATCTTGAAGCTTTGAGAGAGGCTTTAAATGAGGATTATAATAACCCCATGGGTGAAATGGGTGGTCCAATGTACGAGGGAGAACACGAAGATGAGGAAGGGGAAGGTGATGATTTAGATCTTCCTGATATGCCCGATGAAGCAGATCCAGCTGACGATTTAGTTGGTGAAGCTGAGGGTGACATGATTCCTCGTGAAGAAGTTGAAAGGCAGATCGCAGAACTGATCGCAGATTTAGATCTAGATCTTGAAGGGGATGCTGGTGGTGATGAACCCCCACCTTTAGATCTTGGAGAAGAAGAGCCTGAAGCCCTTGAAGAGGTTTTTGAGATTGATCCTGCAATGCTTAGAAGCGAACTAAGGAGAATCAGAGCAAATCTTAGCGAAGGTGAGCTAGGATTAGCAGGAGAAAAAGGTTTATCAAAGGATATGGAACATCACTTTGGAGGAAAAGGTCACAAGAACGCTGGTAAAGGCGGACAATTTGGTGGCGGTAAGCCCGGGAAAGATGTTTTGGCAGAGTTTAGAAATACTTTGCGTAATCAGAGACGCCAAAATGGCGCTTTGCAAAATAAGCTGACAAAATACAGAAGTGCCGTTCAAACACTTCGTGAGCAGTTAGAGGAGCTTAATCTTTTTAATGCTAAGCTACTCTATGTTAATAAGTTGCTTCAAAACAAGAATATCAATGAATCGCAAAAGCGATCAATTGTTCAAGCTTTAGATGAAGCTAAAGATCTTAGAGAAGCAAAAGTTCTTTATAAGAGCTTAACTGAGTCCTTTTCAAGTGGATCACGTTCAAGCAAGAACACTCTTAACGAATCTATTCGAATGGGTGCATCTTCTAGAACAACAAAGTCTGGTAGTTCAGTATCTAACTCCGCTTCTGGCGAAGTTGATAGATGGGCTAAATTGGCTGGACTCAAAAGATAAATTAAACTGCTATTACAATAAGGAGAAAATAAAATGGCACGTAATATTACAATGAATCAGCTTACAGAAGGCATCAGAGATCGCCATCTCGGAGCTGAAAGAAATCGCTTGGTTGAAAAGTGGACCCGAACAGGTCTTCTTAGAGGAATGGATGATCAGAATAGAGAAACCATGTCTCAACTTCTTGAAAACCAGGCTGCACAATTGCTTAGAGAAGCAAACGTACTTGGATCTAGCACCGGTGCTGATTCTGGCAAGGTTGATGGATTTTCTAATATCGCATTCCCAATTGTTCGTCGTGTATTCGGTGGATTAATTGCTAATGATCTAGTTTCCATTCAGCCCATGAGTCTTCCAAGTGGACTTCTTTTCTATCTTGATTACACTTACGGAACAGACGTAGGTGGAGACACAAACGCTGATACAGGCTCAAAATCTTTCGCAGCAACTTACGCTTCGGGCGATTCGCTTTATAACGGACCTTCTGGCGCTGGTGTAAGAACCGGTTCGAATGCAACAGGTGGACAATACGACTTAGTTGGAACTGCTTACAGTAAAGTCCATGGTCGTGACAGTGTTCTTCCTGCTGATATTTTAGCTACAGGATCTTTTGGTGGAGGTTCTTCACAGTCCTTCTCTGAAGGTGGTGTTCTTTGTACTAGTGGGGCAGACGGAAAGTTAATTCAATTTGACCCACAAATTTCTAATCTTATCGACAACGAATCTGGTCGATTCTCTTTAGTTCTTATTGGAACTGATGGACTTCAGAGTTTGATTGCAAAGCAGAATTCTGCTAGACCTGATCCTACTCAAGTTAAGTCAATTGGCCTTTATACTGCAGTAAGTGAAAGATCTTCTTCTGGACCTTTTGATTTGGTTACATCGATTCAGGAAGGTGATTCTCTTAACGTTAGAAGGCTTAATACCTTAGGTACATGGGATTCTACCGCTAATAAATTTACAGTTGATCCTTTTGCTGCTATTGATGGTTCAACTACAGCGCTTCTTACCGTTGTTTCTGGTGCATGGGCTCCAGTTGGTGATCAGTGTCTACTTTCTGCGTCTTTCGCAATTGGTGACTCTGTAGCAACTGCTGGTGGAGTTGGTGGTTCTCTTACCATTCCAAGTTTCGAATCTGATTTCGATTCAACACCTCAACCTGTAATCCCTGAGATCGACATTAAGATTGAAAGTATCGCGGTAACAGCTCAGACACGTAAGTTAAGAGCTCGTTGGTCGCCAGAACTTGCACAAGATCTTAATGCTTACCACAGCTTGGATGCTGAGGTTGAGCTTACTCAGATTCTTTCTGAGCAGATCGCTCTTGAAATTGATCGTGAGATCCTTAATGATCTTCTCGTTGAAGCAAGAGGTGCTAATTACTACTGGTCTCGTATGCCTGGTAAGTTTGTTAACAAGAAGAACGGTGCTTCTCAAGAGCTTGCATCTTCCTTGGCAACTGGTCCTCAGTTTACTGGTACAGTTCGCGAATGGTACGAGACTCTTGTTGAGACAATCATTGATGTTGCTAACGAGATTCACAGAAAGACACTTCGTGGTTCTGCAAACTTCTTAGTTTGCTCTCCTGAAGTTGCAACGATCTTCGAAGCTTCTGTTCTTTATAAGCCAAGCATCAAGCTTGACGGACAAGGACAAGCAGGACCTGAATTCTCGATTGGAGCTTCTGCAATCGGTAGTTTGAGTAATCGTTTCACTGTTTACAAGGACCCATACTTCCCACGCAACAAGATTCTTGTTGGGTACAAAGGTGGATCTTATCTTGAAACAGGATACGTATACGCTCCTTACGTTCCGCTGATCGTTACTCCTACAATCTTCGCGCCTGAGGACTTCACACCTCGTAAGGGTGTAATGACCCGTTACGGTAAGAAGATGGTTAGAGCTGACTTCTACGGTACAGTTACATGCATGGACATGGACGTTATCTAAGATAAGTTTAAGTTTAAAATCTAAGGCGGTTCGTAAGAACCGCCTTTTTTATTTTTATCTTTTTTGATTTTGCTATAGAATGACAATAAAAATGAGAGAGGTAAAGATGAAAGAAGGTGACAACAAAGACAACGAGTTAAAATTCGCAAGAGAAGATTTGAAAATGCAAATATTGCACTTAGCAAAAGAAATACTGCAAAATAAAGCTGCTATGAAATGGGAAACTCACAAGCAGTGTGAAGATATATCTGTCGATGTTCTAATATCAGAAGCGGAAAAAATATATCAGTTTATTCAAAAGGACTAAAATGTTTATTTTAATTTTTATGTTTAGTATGCTATCTAGTGCTTACGCTGAAAGTAAGCCTGCACTTGTCAACAAGGTGTTAAAAAACAACCCGGCAAATTATCAAGTTGTTAATATTTATGTCGACCTGTCTGTGGTGATAGCTCCTGACGGTAGCAAAGGTACCTCAAACTCTTTAAATCAGCTTGTATCTCATTATGCTCAGATTGATTCAATGCTTATCTGGAAAATGAATCGACACACCGGCGCTAGTACATGGGATGGAGAAGTAAACGTTTATGACTGGACCAATGTAACATATATGCCAGGATTTAAAAGATGCG